AGGATCGTTTCATCCTTGGTCTTCGCCCGAGACTTCGGGGCGATGACGGCCAGGACTGGCACATCCCGCAGCATCGGCTCGATTTCCTCTTTGCTGGTGCCCTGGGCGTCCTCAATCGTGGGCTGGACCATCATGATCGGGCACGGATCCTGATGGATGTGATACCCAATCGCCATGTCCAGGATTTTGGTGAACCCGACCCGGGCACTCTTTTGGACCCAGACTTCCTCGATCTCTGGATCCGTAATCGCATCAAGGATGTCCCGCTGATAGGGCAGCGTGTGCCACTTGCCAGGGTTGGCCGCCGATTCGGCGCTCAGATAGAAATGCTCATCCCCCCACTGGCTCAATGTCATCTTGGGCGGCGGAGCCAGGGCGTGAAAGAACCCAGCGGTCAGATCTTCGATGCAGGACATTGACTCAGTTCTTCAAGGGCTTCACGACACAGACGATCCAGGACCTTCACGTCTTCGACGGCCAGATGGGGGATTGCTTCCCTCGCCGCTGGCGGCAACGTCAATACCCGGTTCTTCACCGTCTCGGCAATGCGAAGCCAAGCAGGCTCAATTTGTTCTACCGGGATCAGGCGTCCCTCTTCCTTGGCCAGGCGCATCTCTTCCCGCCGGGCCTTCACGTCCAGCAGCTTCGCCTCGGAAGCGGCCTTGGACGGCACACCGCCGACAATCACCTTGGCCACCGCCCCGCGATATTTGTTGTTCAACCACCATGTTAATGTCTTGGGCCAATCAAATCTGAGATCCTTCCCTTCAAAGCCGTGCGGAAGACTTTCATCTTTGGCCCATTTCCGGACTGCCCGCTCCGTTACAAGAAGCAATCCCGCAACTTCCTCGGTTGTAAGTTTATGAATATTCAATCGATTTCCTTAGGAACGTGGGGAACGGCCATTTCGAGGGTTTATCTACCCAAACGCCGGGGCGCACGGCACCCGCTGTTCTCGGATTCCGGAAGGACCCGAAGGGGGGGGCTGCATCACTTTCATGCCAGAATTCGCACGTTCATGGGTCATTCTTTACGGGATGCGATGGCCGCCGCCAGTTCAGCCTTGAAGGTCATCGGGAAGACCTGGTTGGCGATCTCCTCAACGCGCTTCCGGAAGTTCCATCGAGCCTTCACCTTCACGGTCTTGCCCAGCAGAACGTAGAGCACTTGGTTCTTCCGCTTTCCACGTCCGTTTCGGCGCAGAACCAACCCAACCCTACTGGTCTCGCTTCGGACCATGAAGGCCCGATCCTTGCCGATCATCTGACTTGGCCACCGGCTCTTGAGGGTCTTCTGTTGGCCATCCTCGCCACGAATCGCAAAGGGAATCGCTTGTTCCTTCCCGCTCCTGGGCTTGTCGCCGCCGGCCTCCTGGCGAGCCATGAAGTCATCCTTCGTGAAGATCATGCCCGTGAGCGCCCGCTTGTTTGAAAGGCGCACCTGTATGCCCTTGGCGACCCAATTAGACCGGATCTTGAAGTGTTCGGGCAATTCCCGCCGGACCTGTCCCCGGGCGAACAAGAGCGCTTCGTTGATCGCCCGTGAGGCGGCATAAGGGACCTGCTTTCGCCCAACATCATCCAGCGTTCGGACGAATGCCTCGATTTCCGGATTGGTATTGATCCTTACTTCCATCAGATCTTCCCCTTTGCCCGCCGCCCCCTGGCTACGATATTTCTCACCTGTCGGTCACTTATCTCGTTGATTTCTGCCAGTTCCGCACCATTAAGACCATTTGCCAATCGATAGATGGCCCGGTCCCGATACTCATTGAGCAATCGGCGCGGGAAGTAGACCTGGGATCCCGCCAGTACCGAGCAGATGGCGGCCACGCTCAACTCAGCCAGAGCTTCGGCAACCTCGACGGAGAGCCCAGCCATTTCCACCTCATTTTTCACAATCGCCTCCAGTTCTTTCTTGGCTATGCACACGGATGGCTTAGTCATTGGGCACCTCCACGGGCAGGCTCAAGGCCGGGGGCCACTTCGCTTTTGCCGATTTCCCCGGAAAATTCGCAAAGTTCGTCCTGGTGCGGTTCCAGGTCAGGGCGTGTGCCAAATTTGCGCCCGACCTTCCGACGCCGGGCGATCTCGGCCTGACCCCGGGCGATCCGGCCCAGGTCGACTTCTAGGTAGCCCACCGTCGTGCGGACATCCCGGTGCCCTAAGGCCCGCTGGATGTCCTGGATCGGTGTCCCGGACTCTGACAGCAAGGTCGCGTAGGTACCACGCAAGCGGTGCGGAGTCACTTTGAAGACACCACAGGCTTTGTTGGCCAGCTTGATCAGGTAGCGAACACGCTTGTCGGTGATCGGGTGACCCGGGCGACTGGGAACCATGAAGCCCACCGGAACGGTCGGTGGGTGCAATTTCTCCAACAACTCTGGCGGCACCGGACGTTCGAACGCTTCGCCGCCCTTGGTGTCGCCTGGGGTGTATGTGCAGCGATCCGTGTCCAGCCATTCCCAGCGAGCGGAGATAGCCTCACCGACCCGCAGGCCCAAGGTGAAGCAAATGCGAATCACCAGGCCGATACCTGGATCATGGGCCGCCAGCCGATCCACCGTTTCCAGCCATTCATCCGCAAGGGCGATCGGCAGCAACACCTTGGGTTTGCGCTTAACCTTGAGCTTCGCCAGCCGCCAGGGGACTTCCCGGATCATCCGCATGGCCACGGCCCAACCGAACAGGGTTCGCAAGCAGTTCCGCCAGGTGTTGGCCGAGGTGCGGGCGTGGTCGTGCAGGTACAGGTTTCGAGCGTCCTGCACCCGCTTCGGGGTGATCTCCCGCAAGGGCAGATCCAGCAGGGGCCCATAGTGCAGCCGCCCGAAAGTCTCGATGGAACGAACCCGTGCCGGACTCTTCTCCAGGGTATGCGCATCCAGCCAAAGAACCACCAGTTCCCGCAGGGTCGGCTCCGGCTCCTCACCCCGCGCCCGGGCCAAGGCGGCGTCCAGGGCGCGTTCGGCGATCGGCGCCGCCTCGGCCAGCGTGCTCTTCCGGGTGCTCCGCTGCCGGCGTTTGCCGTCCACCATGAACCGGTATTGCCAGATTCCCCTCCGCTTCCAAATGGTCAGCTTGGGTCTCATTGCCTGGTCCCCACGCCCCGCCCCTGCCCGCGCATGCTCGGTTTCACTGGCCCATCCTTTCGAGGTATTCCCGCGCCTCCCGGATGGCGTTGGCCAGCGCTTCAGGCTCACCCTGTGTTTCCGCCTCACAGATCGCCCGCAGCAGGCCCGCCGGAGTGATCCCGGCGATCGGCGCCGCCAGAGCCGTCCGCCCGGCCCGGTCCCGAACCAGGCCCGGTGCCTGGGGCGGCAGATCTTTCTTGGTGATCCGCTTCTTCCCAGTGCGGTCCTTTGCTTCGGCGATCGCCTGGGCCGCTTCCTGGCCGCCCTTGGTGGTGACCAATTCTGCAGCCAGGGTGGCCGACACATGGCCAGCCTTGACGGCATCCGTGACGGCCTGGGGCGAAGCCCGCAGGGCCAGCAGCTCATTCAACCACCCCACGGTTAGGCCGGAGTGCCTGGAGATCTGATCGAGCGTCCATCCCATGCCCGTCAGGCGGACCGTCAGGTTCGCAATCTCCAACGGGGTATGCGGACGGCCACCATTCCGGATGAACATGTCAGCCACCCGCTCCGCATCGGTCTGCCCCTTGGGCGCCACCATGCAAGGGACGGCCTTGATCTCTGCACCTTCAGAGATGGCCAGCATGGTCCCCTTCAGCCGGCTTTCGCCGTCCGACAGGAAGATGATCTCGTTTTCTAGGTAGATGGTCAGCGGCATCTGGACGCCGATGGCCTTGATGGAATCTGCCAGCATCCGGATGTGGGCGGTGTATTCCGGGCAGTCATGGCGCTCATTCCAGCCAGGCTTCACATGGATGATCCGTGGATCGATCATCAGCAGGTCCCTGCGACCGGAGGCGAGAGATTGAATTGAAGTCATTGACTGGATCCTTTCCGGCGCGGGTGCGCCTAGACATCCGCATCACGCAGATGCGGACTGGTTGAAAAGGGCGGGCCCGGGCACCGCCGCCTCGATCCGGCGCCGGGCCATGGCCGTGTAGGCAGGGTTGAGTTCGATGCCGATGAACCGGCGGAAATTGCGCAGGGCTACCACCCCGACCGTGCCGCTGCCGGCGAACGGGTCCAGGACGGTGCCACCCTCCGGGCATCCAGCCAGGACGCAGGGCTCCACCAGTGCCTCCGGGAAGGTGGCGAAGTGGGCATCCTTGAATGGCTGGGTGGGGATAGTCCAGACGGTGCGGCGGTTCCGGGTTGCGGCCGGGATGGAGTTGTCCCACCGTTCATTGAACCCGTCCTTCTTCCTGTCCCCGGTTTCCTCGTTCTTCCCCCGCCGGCCTTCCTTGTGGATGGACCCATGGGCACCTTTCCCGGTGTCCCAGCCCTGGGGCACCTTCCGGGATCCCGTCTGGGGCACCTGGCCCGGGGCGGCGTAACCAGGGCCGGTCAGGTCGTGCCCGCTCTGGCCGATGGCCGGCTCAGCCATGGCCTTGGAGTCGTAGAAGTAGCGCGGCGACTTCGAAAGCAGGAACACGTACTCGTGGGCCCGGGTTGGGCGGTCGACCACGGATTCCGGCATGGGGTTCGGCTTGGCCCAGATGATGTCCGAGCGGAGATACCAGCCATCGTCCTGGAGGGCGAAGGCCAAGCGCCACGGCATCCCGACGAGGTCCTTGCACTTCAGACCGTCCACGCGCTTGTCGCTGCGCGGGATGACGGCGTTGTCCCGGCGCCTGGAGTCCGTTTGGCCCGGGGCCTTCCGGGCGCCGGCATAGCTGTCGCCCATGTTGACCCAGCAGGTACCCTTGGGTACCAGCACGCGGCGGACCTCCTGGAACACGGCAACCATGCCAGCTACGAACTCGGCCGGGGTGGACTCCAGGCCCATCTGGCCCGCGCACCCATAATCCCGCAGCCCCCAGTACGGCGGGCTGGTGATGCAGCAATCCACGGAGGACTCCGGCATTGCCTGGAGGGCCGTGAGAGCATCGCCGATGATGATCTGGAAATCGGGCACGCTTGGCTCCGGGGTGGTGGTGCAGATGGACAGGCTAGGCCCGTGCGGTGATGGGGGTGGAGGAGATCAGCTCGGCGTCGTGGATCATGACCCCGGGCCAGGGTTCGAAATCTTCCCCGGTCAGGCACAGGGCCATGTCCTGAACCTCTGGGGTTTGGCCAGGGGGGAGAGTGACGCGCACCATGACGGTCATGTCGTAGGTATTTGGCGGAAGTTTCATGGGATCAGGCAGGGCCATTGGTGGCCTCCGTGGAAGGGGCGTGCAGGTGGACATTCGCTTTCAGTGATTGGCGATGGCCTTGAGCAGGGGGAAGACCATGTAGGGGTCTACCGCGTTGCCCAGGGCTTCGATTCGGAAGCCACGTGCCTTCACGCTGCTCCCGATGGTTCTTGAAGGTTCCCAGGGGAATTGCTCAGCCTCGGGGGGAGCGACCCTGGGCCGCTGGGATCGGTCCAGCCAACCGGAAATCCCATTAGCATCTCCACCCATTCCGGGTTGAGAGGCGGCAGGACCTGGTTGCCCCGGCAGCGCACAGCACTGGTCAGGGTGTGCCCTCCGCCCTTGTGCCGCACCGCCGGGGAGTGCTTCCTCCCATCCGAGGCCAGCAGCGCAGGCCACAATGAACACCCGTTCCCGCCCTTGTCCTGATCCGACGGCATCAGCCGGAAAAACAAATGGCCGCCAGTCGTAGCCCAGACGGTCCAAGTCCAAGAGGACCTGGTCGATGCCATGGTCAAGGTGTCCAGACACGTTCTCGCCCAGGATCCAGCGGGGGCGAAGCTCTCCAATGAGGCGGCGGAAGTGGGGCCACAAATGGCGAGGGTCCTTTTCACCTTGCCGCTCCCCAGCGTAGCTCCATGGCTGGCATGGATATCCGCCGGTGATAAGGTCCACCTGGTGAATGCCGAAAGATCGAAGAACGGTTCCATTGAGTTCCTTCACATCCGGGAAGATTGGCACCCCGGGCCAGTGCCGCTTGAGAATCCGTTGGCAGAAGGGGTTGATCTCACAGAGCGCCACGGTTTCCCATCCAGCCCAGTGCGCGGCCAGGTCCATGCCGCCGATGCCAGAAAACAGGGAGAGGTGGGTTCGCATGAGGTTCCCGGATTTGGACATGAGTCCCTAGCAGGGCATATCCCGCTGAGGACCGCCGGGGTTGGCAGCAGAGGCAACCTGTGCCGGCGTGAATCCAGGCCCCAAAATCTCGATCCGGCTTTCATCGAACCACTGCCCGTCCCGAACCTCACCCTTTTCATTGACGGGTGGAACAAGGACGCACTGATTGCAGCCGGTCAGGTATTGCGCCCTCCCGGTGATGATGCCCTCGAATCCGGTGATGCGGTCCTTGCCTTTAACTCCAAGCTCGATCATGACCTGCTCCTGAATGGCTCTGTTGAGCCGGGTTGAATGCAGATGGCTACAACCGCGGCAGATGCTTGAGCGCCGCGCGTACAACGTTGAGGTGGCAGTCCTTCCGACATCGGCAACCCAAGGGGGTTCCGTGCTGGCATTCGTACTCTGTTCGGTAATCAGGGGCGCCTAACAAGGCAATCATCCCCGCAAGAAAGACATCGCGTTCTTGTCTTATGGCCTGGAACGCGCGTAGGTCCTGGATCTTTGGTTCCTGCTCCCCGGGCATTAGGCGAACCATGGCGTCAGTTCCAACCGTCGCCCAGGCCAGGGTCCGGGTCGGGACGGCTGGGCGAATCCGTGAGGATCAAGAGCCAAAGGGCCACGCCCAGGGCCGCGGTTGGAACGCCGATGGCGACAGATGCGCCCAGCGGCGGGAGGGACTGAAGGGAAAACAGGTAGACCGTCACGATGGCCGCCAGGAGAACGTAGGGGGTGCTGAGCATGGCATTAACACCCGCAGGCCCGGATCACGGACCAGGCGATAACGCCCCAAAGGAGCAGGTTGACGATGACCATGAAAATGGCGGCCCAATTGGGCCTATGGCAACGAGAAGCCATCACGCGACCTCCGCAACATGAGTCAGCAGCCATGCCGGAACCGGCGGACACACGGCGTTCCCCAAGAGATGCACGTCCAAGGCATGCTTTCCGGTAAGCCGATAGCCGGCCGGGAATCCCATGGCGGCTCGGCACTCATCCGCGGCAAGGAACCGGAACCGATCCCCTTGGACAAGGGCATAACGATCCCGAGTGGTGATTGTCCCGATGGGTTGGTCCAGGGAAACCCCACCCCGCGCCGACCCGTTGTATTGGACCCGAAACGGGCGGTCTCCGTGGCTCCGCAGGCCTTCTTCAATGCGAGCCAGGGTAGCGGGGACCAGAGGGCGCAGGCCGGCATAAACACGGCCTGGAGTTGCCCAGGGACGCCAGCCGCCTGCATCCAGGTTCAGGGCATCCCGGATCGGGACGGGTTCCCATGCCGGCAAGGGCGGAAACCGGAACCGCCGGCCGCTGAGCAGGGCGACTAGGAACAGCCGCTCACGCATCTGGGGAACGCGGAAACGCGAGGCATCAAGGGATTCAGCGGCCAACTGGTATCCCAGTGCCTCCAGAGCAGCACACCAGATCGGAAACAAAACCCACCGCGCCATCCATGGCACGTTCTCAACAACGATCGC